ATATTTAAAGATGGTGGGTCAGGCGGCACAACCGTTATGACGCTTAACACCGTGGCTTCTGCTACGCAACCTACGTATCTTATATTTCCGGGCGAGGGTGTTTTATTCAGCACCAATGTTCATGGAACTGTGGCAAACGTAACTTCAGTCACAATTTTCTATGGCTAAAAAGAAAGGCCCCGTCCTATCAGTTGGAAGAGGCGAGAAATTGCCAATATCCAAGGGGGCGGGCTTGACTGCCAAAGGCCGTGCTAAGTACAACGCGGCTACAGGTAGCAACCTGAAGGCTCCACAGCCACAAGGCGGTAAGCGCAAGGACTCGTTCTGCGCACGCATGTCGGGCATGCCCGGCCCAATGAAAGACGATAAGGGTAAGCCCACCCGTAAGGCGGCTGCTCTTGCAAGATGGAAGTGCTGATATGAACCAAGAGAACGTTGAAACCATAAAGCATGTAGCGGATGGCGTTGCCGCTGTTACGGCTATTGGTACGGTAATGCAACTACTTCCTGCGGTTGCCGCGCTATTCACGATTGTGTGGACAGGCATGCGGATCACCGAAATGATTGCAGGTAAACCTTTTGCTGAGTTAATTCGCAGAAAGAAAGACGACTGACTATGGCCGCCCCAATTGCCGCAATTCTTGCCAGAGAAGCTCTAGCTAAATTTGGAGACCAACTGCCTACGGGCGTTAAAGAAGCGATTAGTTTTGTAGACAGCCCCAAAAGAGCTATACAAGGTATGGTTAGGGATGCTATCAAAGACCGCGTCAAAGAAGAAGTAATGGGCGATCAACATCAATTTATTGAAAACTATTTTCCTAGGAGCGGCGGTGGCGGTAGTGGGGGTAAACCACGATTTGATGAAGAAGGTATGAGTGTTGAGGCATTCAAACGTGGTGGTAAAGTCAAAACTAAACCTGTAGCAAAAGCTAAAGTAAACACTGCATCTCGCCGTGGTGATGGTATTGCTCAGCGCGGTAAAACTCGTGGGAGGTATTTGTAATGCCAGCAACGAGTAACAAACAAAAGCAGTTCATGGATGCTGCTGCACACAACCCGAAGTTTGCAAAAGCTGCGGGTGTACCGGTATCGGTTGCTAAAGAATTTAGCGGCGCGAGCAAAGGAATGAAGTTTGGTAAGGACACCAATACGTCCCGCCCCGATCTTCAAAAAGTTAATAAACCTAAGACACTTCATGGCAAGATGTCACTTATGAAAGAAGGCGGTAACACTATGGCTTCCAAAATGAACCCCGGAATGATGGCAATTATGGCCAAGAAAAAAGGCGCAGCTAAAATGGCTGGTGGCGGCATGCCCATGAAAGACGGTAAACCTGCGTTTATTGGTGACGGTAAAGGCGCAATGAAAAAAGGCGGTATGGCTAAAGGCGGCATGAAGAAGATGGCCGCTGGCGGCTCCGCTTCTAAACGCGCTGATGGTATCGCTGTTAAAGGCAAAACTAAAGGCAAGATGCTTAACAAAGGCGGCATGGCCTGCTAAGGAGTCCAACATGGCACGACGTAAAAACCTAACAGCCCTTGCTGCCCTTGGCACGCTGGGCTATATGTTGTCCAAAAAGGGCGACAAAAAAGACGAGAAGTCAACTTCCGATGCAGCGGAGCGCCGCATAGCTGCTGATAAAATAGCTAGCGCTGAGCCACAAAGCATGGAAGATGATTCTCGTATGGACCCAGAGGAAGCGGCTAACAGGCGTACAGAACGCATGTTGACTAATCCAAACGCCAGAGAGTTTGGCGAAGCGGGTACGTCTATGACAGTCAGTCCTCCTACCGCACCTAGGCCCGCTGCGCGTAAACCTGTTGTTAAGTCACGCCCCATGAGTGCGGCGGCAGAATCGGCAATGCAAGAAGCAAACATTAGCCCCACAACACGTGCCGAATATGACAGGGGGATTAGCAACGTCCCGCGCCGTAATCTTTATTATAAAAAAGGCGGCGCAGTCAAAGGCTATGCTTCTGGTGGTTCTGTAAGTTCCGCTTCCAAACGCGCTGACGGTATTGCCACTAAAGGCAAGACCCGCGGCAAGATGGTTTAAGGAAATATCATGCTTGGAAAAATAGCTGCCACTATTGCCGGGGGTGCAGGGCTTATGGCCGGACCCGTAAAATTAGCGTCTATGACTGGCCAGAAAAAACTTGACGTCCAAAAACGCGAAGCTGATTCTGAGATGAAGCGTGAGTCTCGTGGCGTTAAAAAACCAGCTAATTTTGACGCTATTGAAGAATCTAAACAGGATGCCAAAGATGCTGCTGATCGTAAAAAGCAGGACAAAGCGTACAACGAATCTTTGACTACTGAGAACAAAAGAACGGGCGGCATGACAAAGATGGCCTCCGGTGGTTCTGCTTCTAGCCGTGCTGATGGTGTTGCCACTAAAGGTAAAACCAAAGGCAGGTTTGTATGATAGCTAGTCGCGGTATGGGCAACATTAACCCGAGTAAAATGCCCAAGGGTAAGAAAAAAGCTCGCCGGGACAACACTGACTTTACCCAGTACAAAGAGGGTGGGGCAGTGAAGTCTAAGGTGAATGAAGCTGGCAACTACACCAAGCCCGGTTTACGTAAACGTATTTTTAACAGCGTCAAAGCTGCGGCAATTGTTGGCACGGGTGCAGGTCAGTGGAGCGCGAGAAAAGCGCAGGTCATGGCTAAACGGTATAAAGCCGCAGGTGGTGGCTATCGTGACTAAGTGGTCTGACAAGCGCAAGAAAGCCATAAACTGCGACGCCCCAAAAGGCTTCTCAGAGAAGGCTCATTGTGCGAGTAAGAAAATGGCAGGTGGTGGATTGGCTAAACCGCAACAGTCTCTCAAAGACTGGGGCGACCAAAAATGGAGAACCAAAAGTGGTAAAAAATCTTCTGACACAGGTGAAAGATACCTTCCTTCTGCTGCGATTAAAAGTCTCAGTCCAAGTGAGTATGCTGCAACAACGCGTGCGAAACGTGCTGGCAAAAAAGCCGGAAAACAATTCGTAGCGCAACCAAAAACAATTGCAAAGAAAACGGCAGGATTTAGATAATGGCAATTACTTCTGGCGCATCAAGTTTTAATCTCCAACTCGACGAATTAGTCGAGGAGGCGTTTGAACGCGCCGGTGGTGAGATGCGTACCGGTTATGACCTGCGTACTGCTCGTCGTAGTTTAAACATCATGTTTGCAGATTGGGCCAATCGTGGCATCAATATGTGGACTATAGAGCAGGGTGAGATCACTCTTGTTCAAGGCCAGAATACGTACGCTTTGCCAGACAATACAGTTGATCTGATTGAGCACGTTATCCGTACGCAGCCTAACGCAGCTAATACACAGGCCGATCTAACGATCACACGTATTAGTGTTTCTACGTACGCTACGATCCCCAACAAGATTCAGCAAGCCAGACCAATTCAGGTCTGGATTCAACGGTACAACGGTCAGAACTCTCCTATTTCTGCAACGCTTACAACAACGATTACGTCTACCAGCACATCAGTTGTGTTGAACGATGTGAGGGGTTTACCAGCAACTGGTTTCATTAAGATTGATGACGAGATCATCAACTATGGATACATCACCCAAAACGCGAACGCCAACACTGGTACGCTGTTTAATTGCTCCCGTGGTCAGCAAGAGACTATTGCTGTAGGACATACCGCTGCGGCTACCGTGTACTGGGCGCAGGTTCCAGCTATTACAGTTTGGCCGACTCCTGATGGATCACAGCAGTACACGTTTGTTTACTGGCGCTTACGCCGCACGCAAGACGCAGGTGGCGGTGTAAACGTGATGGACGTGCCGTTTAGATTTATCCCCTGCTTGGCCGCTGGCCTTGCATACTATTTGGCGTTAAAAGTTGTTGGTGGCGCTGAGCGCTTGCCTGTATTGAAACAGCAGTATGACGATGCTTGGGAATTGGCCGCGACTGAAGACCGAGAGAAAGCGTCTATCCGCTTTGTGCCTCGACAGCAGTTTATTGGCGGAGGTACCTAATGGGTAATCGGTTTGCTTCTGCGAAGAACAGTATCGCCATGTGCGATAGGTGTGGCTTTCAGTACAAATTAACAGCGCTTAAAAAAGAGATTCAGAAGACCAAGATATATAACCTGCTTGTGTGCCCTCAGTGTTGGGATCCCGATCAGCCGCAGTTGCAGTTGGGTATGTACCCAGTTGATGACCCACAAGCAGTGCGTAACCCCCGTAATGATTCAACGTATGTTACAGCGGGCGTAAATACTGCTGGCAGTCCGACTGGGGGTTCGCGGGATATTCAATGGGGCTGGAACCCAGTAGGTGGGGCTAGCTATTTTGATGTAGGTATGACACCAAATTACTTGGTGGCAACGACAAATGTTGGTACAGTTACGGTAACAGTTACTTAGGAGTTAGTTATGAAAGATATGACACAAAACAAAAAGATGGTGAAGTCTGCCATTGGTAAACATGAAAAGAATATGCACCCCGGTAAAAAGCCTACAAAGCTTGCCAAGGGTGGTAAGACTAATGAGATGATGCTTCAGTATGGCCGTGGTTTGGCCAAAGTTGCTAATCAAAAAGGGGGCTAATCATGGCTAAATTTAGCAAAAAAGTTATGGGTAAAGAAGTTGGCGACGCTGCTACTTATGCTGCACCGCACAAAATGAATGGCAAGCCTTTGGTAATGTCAGAGAACCCCGGCAAAGACTCTAGTATTAGCAGTCTTAACACCATGAAAATGAGCGTTGGCGTTATTAACAACGGCCAAAGTGAAACTAAGACATCCGGTATTGTCACCCGTGGTAACGGCGCGGCTACTAAAGGCACGATTGCTAGAGGCCCAATGGCATGAATTACACGCAACTCAGCAACGCAATCCAAGCGTACACGGAGAACACGGAAGCAGATTTCGTGGCTAATATCCCCGTGTTTGTTCAGCAAGCTGAAGAGCGTATATTCAACTCGGTGCAGTTTCCGTCCTTGCGCAGTAATGTGACGGGCACAACCACAACAAACAACAAGTACTTGCAGTGCCCCACGGATTTCTTAGCGGTGTATTCTTTAGCTATTATTAATGCCAGCGGTGAGTACGAGTATTTGTTAAACAAAGACGTTAACTTTATTCGGCAAGCATACCCACAGCCTACAGACACGGCTATCCCAAGGTACTACGCACTGTTTGGCCCACGTTCAGATAATCCGGCAGAGTTGACTTTTATTCTTGGCCCAACACCAGACGCCGCATACGGGGCAGAGTTGCACTACTTCTTCTACCCGCCTTCAATTGTGCAAAGTCCTGTGGCTACATTAGGAGCTATTACTGGCGGTAGCGCATACACAGCCGGTACATACTTCGATGTGCCTTTAACGGGCGGTTCTGGAAGTGGCGCATTAGCCACAATAACTGTTGCTGGCGGCGTAGTAACAGCCGTAACCATTACAGACGGCGGTGCGCAGTACAGTGTTGCAAATACGTTGTCTGCTGCTGCAACCAATATTGGCGGGACAGGTTCTGGTTTTTCCGTTCCTGTTGCTTCTGTAACCAACTCAGGCGGTACGTCTTGGTTAGGTGATAACTTTGACCCCGTGCTGCTTTACGCATCTTTGGTTGAGGCATACACCTACATGAAAGGTGAACAAGATATGATGGCGCTGTACAACGGTAAATACCAAGAAGCGCTTGCCTTGGCTAAACGTCTGGGCGATGGTATGGAGCGTCAGGACGCTTACCGTTCTGGTCAGTATAGACAGGCGGTGACCTGATGGCTATTGTTCAGACTCAGACCACATCGTTTAAGGCAGAGCTTTATCAAGGCATACACGACTTGACGACTGACGTTATTAGGATTGCCCTGTACACAGCCAGCGCGGATTTAAATGAAGATACAACTGCGTACAATGCAACCAACGAAGTAGCTAATACGGGTACTTACCTTGCTGGTGGGGCAATACTAACGCCTATCACGGTATCGTCTTCTGGATACACAGCTTTTGTAAGCTTTCCAAACATCTCATGGACTGGGGCAATCACGGCTAGATGTGCTTTGATTTACAACGACACCGTTGCCGGTAATCCATCCATAGCAGTGTTGGACTTTGGTTCTGACAAAACTTCTACAACCACGTTTACAATCACTATGCCAGCCAACACCGCTACGGCGGCTCTTATTCGTTCTTCTAACTAGGAGTCATTATGACTATTGAAAAAACCAAAGCCACCGACGTAGTCTCTAGTGGCCTGACCTGTAACACCAAAGCCGGTGAGGAAGCGAAAGCTACCGGTTTATTTGAAATCAAATGCCATGACAAAGACGGTAACTTAAAATGGGAAGCCCAGTCTAAGAACCTTGTAGTCAACGTTGGCCTCCAATACATGGCAGGTTCTGCGCTGACTTCAGTTACCCAGATTACCTCTTGGTATCTTGGCCTGTACGGTGCTGGTGCGTCAAACACACCTGCGGCGGGCGACACCATGTCTTCTCACGCTGGCTGGACTGAGGTTGTGGCTTATAGCAATGCAACCCGTGTGGCGGCTACGTTTGTTACGGCTACGGCGGCTAATCCTTCTGTGGTGACTAACTCAGCTTCTCCTGCTACGTTTAACATCAACGGCACAACAACTGTGGGCGGCGCGTTTCTGACCAGCGGCAGTGCTAAGAGTGGTACAACAGGCACGTTGTTTTCTGCGGCAGACTTTGGCTCACCCGGTGATCGCTCTGTAGTAAATAGCGATACTTTGTCTGTGACTTACACATTCAGCTTGGCAGGTTAATATGGCGGCGTGGGGTGACGGCGCATGGGGCGATAGTGGTTGGGGCGGCTTTGTCGCTTACGCCAGCACCGTGGACGAAACCTCTACCGGCACAGACGCGGTTAGTTCCGCGTTAATTGTAGCCCCAGTCGTTAGTGAAACAGGTACAGGCACGGATGCAATTGCAGCGGGCAAGGTATTTACCTCTGATATAACGGAAACGTCAACAGGTACAGATGCTGTAGAAGGAGCGCCTTTATACCCTGCCTCGGTAGTGGAGACTGCCACAGGTTTAGATGCGTTTTTATCATCTGTAGCGCTAAATTCAAATATTACCGAAACTGCTACCGCCTCAATTACGGAAACAGGCGGGGAAATTTATGATGCGGCAGTAGCTGGCACGGGTTGGGGCGAAAGTCCGTGGGGCTATAACTCATGGGGCGGCATCGGTGAGATAGCTATTGCAACAGATGCAATAACGTCAACGTTGACAATTAACGTATCTGTAGCAGAAACGGCAACTGGAACAGACGATGTTGTAGCAACAGATTCAAATGTTAATTTGTGCAATGAGTCAAGTACGGGTAGCGATGCAATAATAGCGTTACTAACGTACAACCCGACTATAGCGGAGACAGCAACTGGGACGGATGCGGTATCAAGTGTTATGGTGTTTGCAACTACAGTTGCAGAGACTGCAACGGGCACAGATGAGGTAACGTCTAGTTTTGTGTTGTTTGGTGATGTGCAAGAGACAGCGACGGGATCGGATGCAGTAGTAAGCAGTTTGTTGGTCAGCGTAGACATTACTGAGAGCGCAACGGGATCAGACGCAATTACAGCGGCGGCAGGTTTTGCCACTACTGTAGAAGAAACTGCAACAAGTGCAGATACATTAGCGGCAGCAGCGGCGTTTATTGCCTCCATTAATGAGTTGGCAACGGGCACAGATTCAATCACAGCACGGCCTTTCTGGGAAATAATTGATGACACACAGACCGCAAACTGGCAAAATATTAGTAACACGCAAACAGCAGCTTGGACTGCGGTTGCAACAAACTAGGAGCACTTAAATGGCAGCAACGACAACTCTTTTGGGTTTACTTACCCCCACTCAGGGAACGCTCTCTGGTACGTGGGGCGACTCAGTCAACTACGGTATTTCTGATTACCTTGATATTGCCATTGCTGGCACACTGTCTTTTGCAGGTGATGGTGCTATTACTTTGGCAAACACTACGGGTAGCTCGTCAGGAAACGCAATAACTTCTACCACAGCCCAGTACATGGTGATTCGTATCACCGGCACACAAACTGTTACCAAAGTTATCACAGGCCCAAGCTACAGCAAACTGTACATGGTGGATCACGCAGGCGCTACCAGCGCGGTGACATTTAAAGCCGCTGGCCAGACAGGTGTTTCTGTTGCTGTAGGTGAGAAATGTTTTGTTTACTACAACGGCACAGACTACGTAAAAGTAGCTTCTAGCGTAGTTAGCACTGGCGATGTAGTTGGCCCAGCTTCTGCCACAGACAATGCAATTACACGGTTTGACCTTACAACTGGAAAATTAGTCCAAAACAGTTTGGTAACTGTAGCTGACGACGGCGCAATCACTGCGCCGCAAGTAGGATCGGTGATTCCTTTCTACTATGCCAACCAAGCGGCGTTTCCTTCTGCAACAACTTATCACGGGGCTTTGGCTCACAGCCATGCTGACGGGGCAATGTTTTTTGCTCACAGCACTGTGTGGGTCAAGCTTGGCTATATCAACATACCAAACTCAGGCACTAGGACAACAAGCTACACTCTTGTTATTGGAGATGTGGGCAAGTTTATAGAATTAGGTACTGGAGGCACAGTTGTTATCCCAGCAAGTATTTTTGCTGCTGGTGACGCAATTTCTGTTGCTAACAATACGGCTGCGGCCATTACTTGCACCTCATCGGCAGTTACGGCTTATCTTGGTGGTACAAACACGGTAGTAACTTCTTTTTCACTAGCATCAAGAGGTGTTTGCACCATTCTTTATGTAACCGCTTCTGTTGTCTTTATTACAGGAAACGTGTCATGAGTGGAATGATGCTGGCCTTTGCTGGTGGTAGCTATGGCGCTGCGCCAGTTAACACTGTGGCTCCAGTAGTTTCAGGTACGGCTACTTTTGGGCAAACTCTTTCAACAACTAACGGCACGTGGACAGGCGCACCAGCACCTACATTCACATATCAATGGCAACGGGTTACAACAAATATTAGTGGCGCTACCTCTAGTACATATGTACTTGTTGCTGCTGACGTTGGAAATACTATTCGTTGTGTCGTAAGAGCTACTAATACCATTGCGCCTTCTGGCGTTACGGCCAACTCCAACTCAACAGCTTCTGTGGCGGCCACAGTGCCCGGAGCGCCAACTATTGGAACTGCAACCTCTACAGGCACGTCTACGGCCACTGTTGCCTATACAGCACCAGCAAGCAACGGCGGTGCAACAATTACAAGCTACACGGCGACATCTTCGCCCAGCGGTATTACAGGCACATTAAGTCAAGCTGGCTCTGGAACTATTACTGTCTCAGGTTTGTCGGCTTCTACAAGCTACACATTTACCGTAACAGCAACCAATTCTGTTGGTACAAGCGCGGCAAGTGCAGCAAGTAATAGCATTACAACAAGCGCAGTCACGGGACAAGATACGTACACAACGCCCGGAACATACACTTGGATTGTCCCAGCGGGCGTGACTTCTATTTCAGCATTAGCCGTTGGCGGCGGCGCTACGGGCGGAGGCGGCGGTATCGGTGGTAGCGGAGGCGGCCTTTCATACAACAACAATTATGCAGTAACACCGGGGGATACTTGGTTTGTTGTTGCAGGAGGTAGTGGCAGCTCGTCGCGTGTATCCTCAAGCACAAGCTCTCCATTCGGAACAAAAATTGTTTCGACCACTTTTGCCACAGCCTTTTTCCCTAATGGTGCTGGTACAGGTGACGCAGGTGGTAACTCTGTTTCTCGCACTGGCGGACAAGGTGGTAACACAACTAATGCACCCGGCGGAGGTGGTGGAGCCGCAGGGTATTCAGGCAATGGGGGCAACGGTTATAACCAAGCAGCGGCCACCGCTGGATCTAGTGGATCAGGCGGTGGTGGGGGCGGTGGCGGTCAAGCACAATACTACTTCAATGCATTAGGTAAAGACTACGCACTCAGGGGTCTTAGTGGCGGCGGTGTTGGTATTCTCGGAGAGGGAAGCAACGGCACCTATAGCACTACTGCACCCGGAGGTGGAGGTAGCGGCGGGTCTAGCGGCGGTACGCCGGATTACTCTACTAATAGCACCGCCGGGGTTTATGGTGGTGGCAGTTCCCAGTACCAAGTTTCCGGTGGCAAAGGCGCAGTGCGGATTCTCTATCCGGGCACCACAAGGTCATACCCAAGCACAAATGTAGGAGATTTATGATGGAATTATTTATTCAAATTCGTGATGGCCAGCCTTATCAGTATCCAATTATGGGGAATAATTTTCGTCAGGCTTTCCCACACATTGACGTTGATAATTTACCGCCAGAGTTTGCGCGGTTTGTTCGCACCCCGATGCCTAATCCTGATGGCCCGTACCGACATGTAGTCGAAAGCTATGTATGGGATAACGGCGTGGTAACGGATAACTGGGTATTTTGCGATATGTCCGCGGAAGAAAAAGCAGATAAAATTGCGCAGACAATAAGTCGCGGAAAACCAGAAGGTGACCAATGGGTGTTTGATGAAACCCTTTGCATGTGGGTCGATCCTGCCGCCACTAACGCCGTTACAGAAATAGAAGTAACCCGTGTCTAATATTCCTATTTCTGATACAAAAATTGTGGACAACGTGTTTGTCAAGCTGCATCATTTCTTGCGGGTTGGTGATACACACCGTGGTCACGCACATGCTTTTGACCACATTACATTGCTTTCTACTGGCTCTGTTCGCATGGCGCACGACAATGGTGAAGCTGATTACAAAGCCCCGCACCTGATCGTTACACCAAAAGGCATTACGCACCAATTTACTGCGCTAGAACCCAACACCGTGTTTTGCTGCATACATGCGATTCGTGATGGTGACGGTGTTGATGATATAGCTGCCCCTAACCTAACGCCAGAACAACAGTTTGATCTGCTGACGACGTATAAATTGGTTGAGAAAACACCCTGACTTTTAGACAATAGTCACACTGCGCGATGAATACAACCGTAATACGCATGAAACAGTTTGTAACCCCTGCGCAGTGTGGTGAACTAAATGCTTGGGTGGATTACGCCGTTCAGAATAAATGGCTTGATTTAGGATTGAATCGAGGTTCTGGATGGACATACAAAGACAGATTGACCACCCGAGCTTATGGGGATAGGTTTGAGTACCCTCCGATTGTTTATGATATTTTTGCGCAAATAACAGAAGAACTAGGGCTGCATGACTTGCCCAAAAGTGTTGTAGGCGGGGGCCGTAATGGTGTCGTTGTTTCATGCACTTACTCTGGCGGCGATGTACACCCGCACATAGACCCCCCAGAGGGGGACCGCCATGTGCTGCGCTGCAACATAATGTCACAAAAAGCCGAGGATGGCGCTAAGCTATACATAGGCAATAAACACATAGATATTGAGGCGGGTGAATTACACTGCTATCTTCCTTCAACCGTTTTGCATCGTGTAACCACAGTGCAAGGGCAGACACCACGAATACTGTGGATGTTTGGGTATCAAGCGAGTGCTGAACGTTTTGCTCAGATTAAGGTATAACTATGTATGCGCTGGCTCATACTGTTACTGCTGTTGGGGCTAGTTGGAGCCGTAGCCAAGAGTGGTTGCCATGTACGCGAATTCTATGGAATAGCCTACACAGTTCACGATCCGACTATACGGCACAAAGAAATGATGGCGTGGCTCGACAGAAATGCGCCTTACTGCAAGTCAACAGAATACATGGTGATCTGGAACAACCTAGCAGAGTGGGCGGGCACGGCAGACTCCACATGGTTGCGTAATAAAGTTGTTCATGGCTACAAGGATGCACTTGAACGGGAAAAGAAATGACCAGAAAGCCGATACCCAGACCCAAGAAGCCATCGCCGGACACAAGGGACAAGCTGACGCTGTACGTCACGCTGATGGTAAGCACCACCCTGTGCATCTCTGTTTTGGCTATGGTCGTCAGCTTTATGCTTGGCCTTTGGGCCAAAGAGGTGGACAACGCAGAAATCTTCAAGATGATTTCACCCGCTTTTTCTACTCTTATCGGCGGCATGATTGGGTTCCTGTCTGGTATCAAACTCATGCAGAATGACGACAAATCTAAATCTTGTAAGGATTGACTATGTTTGATGTACTAAGCGGCGGCATTCTAGGCTCCATTTTTGGTGGCCTATTTCGTATGGCTCCAGAGGTTCTAAAGTTCTTTGACAAGAAGAATGAGCGCCAGCATGAACT